ATCTCGTTCTCCCCTCCCCCATATCCAACGCAAAGCGGCTTCTCGGCAATTCATTACCGCACCGGTCTCGATGGTTCCGGGAGATCAAACCGCATTTGCTGAATGGTTATATGGACCCAAAAATGGCGTATCATGTAAGGGTGGAAGTCAGTTTGCATGCAACCCGAATGCTCGGGGTGTTCAATTAGAGGCGTTCGCAGGAATTGGAAGTGATGGAGACAAACGAAGTGGTATGCACGGGTTCACACATGTCTAAATAATAAATCTCACATAATAATAAATGGCGTACCAACTCCAGCCCGGATTATCCCTCGTCGAAAATCCCGCTCTTCCGAAGAGCAGCGCAACCGATGATGTTTTTGTTTACCCCCAACCCAGTTCTATCAGCATGGGTGCCCGTCCCAATACTATGTTATATGGTACGGCTCCCGCCAAATTTGGCAAGGGTGCCCCTGCCCAATATGTGGAAACGAGTGATCGTTTGAGACCGCAAAGTACATCTACACACAACAAACAACCGATCAAGACATGGGAGCGAGGTATCTTCCCGGTTCAAGACAAGGGTGTCGTTTTGCCGCCCCAATCCGTGGCATACAAAGGCCCGGCGAGTACTCGTGCTGATCTCCAGAACGGCCTGTTTGACAAGCGATATAATTAAAAATGTTTTGATAATATAAGAATGGCTGATCCTATTTCCATTTTGGCGGTTGCCGGTCTCGTATATGCCGGACGTGCCCTGAGCACAGAATCGAATCCAGCAGAATCGGTCCCAAAGGAAGAAATTATTGAAGCTCCCTCTGAACAAACTCTTTCCGATAAAGTTCCTAAATTTAATCAAACCCAATTTGCCCCTAGAACGGAAATACCCCAGAAGAAGGAGATGGCTACCTTTGCTGATGTGGCTCCCATGCCCAGAAGCGGAGGTCAGGAAATCCTCGACATGCGAGATCGTATGTATGATCAGGGTAAAATGAATAATCTGGCCCCCATCGAAAAACAACTCGTTGGTCCGGGCTTAGGTAACCCGGATGCTCCGGCGACGGGTGGATTTCAACAACTTTTCCGTGTTAATCCTACATTAGTTGGCGCTCACAAGCTTACGCAATTACCGGGCCGTGTCACGGGTCCAGGACATGACGTGGGCGGTGGTCTTAGAACGGCCACCCCGACGGTTGGTCATAATATGCCAGAAAAGACGGCGTTCCTTCCGGATCGTCTTCCGAATGCTGGTGGTTATGCCCAAGGCATGTCCGGTGCCCGGACTCGCCCGTCTCATCAACGCACGATGCGAACTACCAATCGTTCGGAGACTGGTTTGCGAACAGACGGTTTAGGTTATGCCCCGGCTAAACGCGTAGTCAGTGGCTTAACGAATGCCCAAGATATTACCCGACTCAAGAACGATGAACACACTCAACAATTCTATTATAACAACCAACCGGCTCCGAGTATTAGTAACTTCTATAACGGACACAACGTTGCCCCGGCTACCAATCTCGCACTGGAAAACAAGAGGGGTCACGGTTATTCCGCCGAGCAGCTTCAAAGGTACGGTTTCCGTGCGGATGACCGTCGCGGTAACCCCAACCGTCGTGGTAATGCCGGACGAATGAACGTCCGCGAGGCTCCATTAAAGACGACAGGCTTGGTTACCAGTGTTCGCTCCGATACGAGTCGCATCGATGGTCGCGATGGTGTGATGAGTGGTGGCTGGACGCAACAATACAACCAGGTGCCGTATCATAACTTCAATCCTAACAAAGACGCTCCTAACCCGTATGCGACGTCTGGTTCTGCGGGCTTAGATGTGGCCAAGGAACAACTCAAGAATAACCCGATCGCTCAAAAACTGTACAAATAAGTATTTTATATCCCAGAACAAGAGTTAAACACTCATTAAAATTATATCACCTAATTTTAATGAAGGTCCATACCTTAGATATCGATAGTAGTGAAAGGGATCCCATACTGTACCCAGACCCGTCAAGTTACGTTATTTCATTGAAAAACCCTATTTATGACGTCTCTAAGATATCTCTAATATCGGCTAAAATACCTAATAGTCAATTGCTTGTTCATTCCCGAAATAAAACGTTTTCCGTGAGTGGTAATACAGTGACATTAGACGAAACAAATTATGCGAGTGTCGGTGATCTTGTCACAGATCTTACCGCAAAACTGGATGACACCGTTGCCCCAGCTATACAGACTATCGCATACGATACCGATACGAATACAATTACGTTTTCTAACGTAAATGCTGGTTCCGCCGCTGTCAAAAGTTTTACGTTTGAATTCAATTCCGGAACAAATGGTTACACGAGTAATACGGAACCGAATACCACGCCACACCAATTACTTGGATTCGCCGGTCGCGACTACACGTCGAGTGGAACTCCCAACTCGATTAAAAGTGGTTCAATAAACCTGAATGGACCAACGTCATTAATTGTGAGATTAAGTACGGGTTCAGATGACTTTACACGTACTGTATATACAACAACTCCATTTTACACAGGAAGAGTGATTCTATCGGGTGATACACTCGTTCATAAAGGAATCGATGATCCTCTTACACATTCGTTCGTGGGCGGTTCTCAAAAGACTATCCGTGATATAAAGGTTGAATTCTTCTATATGAGTCACGGAAGACTCATTCCGTATGATTTCAGAAATCAAGATCATGTAATGAAATTTGAAGTCACGTGTTCTACCGATAAATTTGAAAACCTTTCTAAACAACAGACGCCCCTATCGCGATTTGAATTACCGCCACCAATAAGCATTCCAGAAATGGAGAATCCTTATAGATGGAAAGAATATCTTTCTATCGTTGGTATTGTTTTATTAGGATTGGTTGTTATATTAATAACTACTAAACCGAGATCACAAATAGCTGTGAAGCTTCCTCCTGTTGCCCCGAAGCTTACTGGGTGACCGCATACACCGGTTGGAGCGGCTTACGCACACGGCTGGAGAGGCGAGACATCACCAAATAGACCGTCACGGACAACAAAGTGGTGAAAAGCGCAGTGAGAGCGAAGTGCTGACCACCGTTACGCTTGACAGTGACGATTTGCTGAATGGCCCAACGGACGAGGTCCATCCACGAGAGAGCGGCGGCGAAGGTAAAACCCGCGACGACGGCGTTCAAGCTTTGGGATTCCAATTCTTGGGTAACGAGACCAACGGTATCGGCAATGGCAGACATTATGTTTAAAGTATAGTGAGAAATTATTCTGGAAGTAGCTCTTCTTCTGTTACAAATTTTTTATACTTATCCTGATTGTATCCTTTCGTCCTGGATTTCTTTACTTTCTTCTTTATTTCAAAAAGTTGTATTGTTTCTGTTTCGCTTCCGGCAACACTACTACTATCTGTACTAGTATCACTTTCATCGTCACTCGACTCTTCGGATGAACTGGATCCACCCTCAATCTCTTTTAGTTTAGTCGAAGTAGTCCATCCTTCGATCGACGACGTGTTCATTATTATCTATGGCGTTTTTTATCATCTCCTCCACCGGCGTTTTGGGTTCCCAGTCTCCCCATCTCTCATACGATTCATTTACGTCGGTGAATTTTTTATCTTCGCCAGAGTATGGCGTAAATTCCAATTCATTCTCATCTACGACTTCGAGGGTATTTTCTGGATCTTCTGAGTCAGACTCTTCTTCCGAGTCTTCTTCGTAAATTTCTGGGAAATGAGAACCAATCTTTTGACCAATCGTGTTCATGGCGCAATATTTGATTGCGTATTCGAAATCCTTGGATAAAATGGCATCACGGCCACACGCTTTTGCGTAGTCTGCGGCCAGGAGCACTGACTGCTCCAAAACGGGCGTAATAATTTCAATAGCGGCTTGTTCCATTAATATGCGTCCTCAAAAATAGTTTGGGCAATTCCATCCACTATCCTGAGAATATTGTAACTTAGGGCATACACGTGTAGTTTCCTGTCTGAGTTACACGCATTGGTCGTAACTACCAGTCTCTGATTTCTAATGAGACTGAAATTTCGTTGTCCTGTCGGATATGGCTTTTCCGGTTCGAGACTGAAACTGTACGAGTAGAATCTTCGTATTAATGGTGTTTTTGAGTGATGAATAGAGGATTGTACAGCTTTTAAAAACATATAACTACCCGCTTTTCCTTGTATAGTATGTTCGTCATCGAGAATAAGTTCTAGTTTGTCTAGGTTCTCGTAATATAGCAATCTATCATTCACGGATAGATATATATTATCATAGTCAAACGGTGGGACGAAATTATCGACTGTTTTGGGATTTTCGCGCTGAAAGACGAAAAACAATTCTTTTACGGGATTAATAAGCCCCAAATCAAATTCATTCGTCTGAGAACCACGATATGGTATATCAAACGTTTTTCGTTGGATTTGTGTGATGACCATGTCCCTGTTGGCATTTTGGATTCTTATTCGTTCCCCTGGATCTAAAAATACCATCTCCGCAGTAATAGAAAACTTCTTTATGAGGTTTTGGGTAAAAGTTCTATCGAAAAAGTCGAATATACGAGCATGCCCTGCGCTTGTACCCGTACCATCATTTGATTTGGCACCAACAATTAATCGGTTTCCATCCTTGGTCAGGGAGACTGACCAACCAAATTCATCTGCCGTCGCTTCGGCGTCTAAATCTATGCCCCGTTGAAGCCACTGACCCGACGACGCACTCGCCTGCGCACTGGACCAATCCGTAGATCCATTCCATTCATACACACGCACATGACCTCTCGCATCGCCTAATGGGTTCATATTAGCGCCTATCGCTAATCGTTTTCCGTCTCCGGATATACTCACAGATATACCAGACTGATCGAATCCGGATTCACCGTCTATATCCGTACCCATCTGATACCAATTATCGGCTCCATCCCATATAAATACACGAACATGACCGGCGTCTGTCTGTGTGCCGTCATTTTTGGGACCACCAACCGCTAAAACGTGACCATCATACGAGAGACTCGACGAAAAGCCAAATTCATCACCCGAGTTCTCGCTCGCGGCTATGTAATTTGAACCGGCATCGGTCGTTACCCACGTTGAACCGGATGTATTTTTTATCGCCTTGACATAGCTTGTTCCGTCCGGGTTGTTTGCGCCCGCGACGATTATCTTTCCGTCTCCACTGACCGTAACACTATAACCCAATGCGTCACCTAGGGCATTACCAACTTCGCTACCTTCGGGTTGTATTCCGACGGTATTGGTGTTATCTCTCGCAACTCTGTATGCGTAGTATTTACCCTGTGAGTTATTTAATCCACGAGCTCCTATTCCAATTACAGTGCCATCGTGGGATATAGACACAACACTCCCAAAGTTTGTATTTGCGACAGTGTCCGATGTCGGGGGGTCTAACGTAGTATTAAGATCCCAAGCATTTGTTCCCGAATTATAATCATACACTCTCACGCGACCCGTATTCGTAATACTCGGTGTGTAATCGTGGTTGGGGGCACCCACAACGACCCTATTACCATCGGCCGATATAGCCGCCGCTTGTCCAAAAAAGTCATTCGCGGCTGATCCATCTATGTCCGGTCCCCTTTGTGAGGTCGCCCCTGCCATTGAAAATACCCTCACGTGACCCGCATTTGTTCTAGCATTGTCCGGATCATTATCCGGGGCACCAACTACCGCATATTTACCATCCGGCGTGATGGCAACGACAAAACCGGATCCGTCCCCAGTTGCTTCACCATCTATATCGTTTCCATTTTGTAAGTATGTACCCACACCATAGCCATATCCCTTGCCGGCATTTGATGCCCATGAAGATACGCCACCCACCGTCACTTTTTGGTTATTGACAATACACTCTTCCGCTGACCTTAATTTTATTTCAATTTCCACCTCTTGGCGGTCAATGGCACACAGAGGTATGGCCAATTCCGGATTTCTATAGAAGTAAAACGGAATATCAATGAAATATTTTTGACTGCTGCTCGCAACACCTAAATGACTTAATATGGTTGGATTGTTCGCACGGAGAGAAGATGTACGGTTAGGAAATTTACCTATGAGTTGTTTTAATCCGGTTTGGTTTGTTTGTGTATAATTTTGTTCGGAATATATCTGAAGATAGTCGGATGGTATTCTCTGAATGGTAGTTCCACCGATGATAATATCCACATATTCGATCATGGCATGTCCTATAGACTCAACCCATCCCATACCGGTTGCCATTGCGTTTGAAATTGGATTCAATTCAACATCCAAGCTTATCGTTTTTATAAGATCACCTTGATCGGGTGAAATTCTGTATCTGACTAAAGATCCAAAGTCTGTTACACCGACATCCATCTTTATAAAACTTTTCGAATAATTAGAATGTTTTACAAAATGTTCCCGGAAGTAACTGTAGTGTGGATCTATAGTAAAAAACTTGTCCTGTGGTCCAGTTGTTTCAAGTTGAACTCTACCGGCCATCACTATTACTATAGAGAGCTAAAATTTTAAACCCGCTAAACCTCCATCTATGCGTAAAATATTATAATTCACCGCATATACCTGAACCCATCGCCTGGCACCAGTTCCCCCTTCACGCGCGAGCGTGACTGTTAATAATTTATGAGAAATTCGACTCATATTAACCTGACCTGTCGGATAGAAGGCACCCGGGTCATCACTGAATGAATACACTCCAAAGTAGGGTGTTATATTAGGATTTGTAATTCCCAATACCGTAGGAGAATTTACATAGTTTAATAATGGTTGTTCATACATCGAAAATTTTTCGTCTGCGTTTATGACTGGATTATTATTGAACCGAAGTTCGATGTTTTCAATGACTTCCATGGCTAGGTGTTTGTTTGCGTCGTCGTACTCTTCTAATCGTGAAAAGTAAAGTAATTCCTTTACCGGATTTTTGAAATTCAACATCACCGACTTTGTTTTTTGCCCCCCGTCCATGTGAAATTTAGATAATTGTACCTGAGTTATACAATAATCTAGAGGTCTGGAAGTCAGATAGTCTCTTT